TTATAATAATAACTTCGTCCTCGACGACCGGCTTCAAGCTGAAGATCGAGCTCACCGAATCACCCAGGAGAGAAAAGTGAACTATATCGACCTGGTCGCTGCCGGCACGGTCGACGAGCATATCCTCAAGATTCTCAGGGAGAAACGTGACGTATCCGCCTACGTCATCGGCGACGAGCTGCCCCCCTGGATATAATTTTTTCTTGCATTATCTTAAATCCGGTGTATACTTCAGCCGACTAAATATAATAGGCTTTACTTTCTATCCTTACATTCGGAGAGATACTATGACCGAAAAGAACGACTATTCCCAGTATTTGGACGACGCCCCCAGCGACGAGGGAGTCTCTACGCTCTCGACGCTCGGCCAGCGACTGGTCGAGGCGGAGCTCGCGGTGCTCAAGGCGGAGCACGCTCTGAAGCAGGCCCAGGAGCTCCGGAAGGATATCGAGGAGCGGCAGATCCCCGAGGCCATGAGTGCCGTCGGAGTCGAGGAGCTGAAGCTGAAAGGCGGGACCGTGATCGGCCTCGACGAGGTCCTCGGCGTGACGGTGAAGAAGGATAACAAGCAGCGAGTGCTCAACTGGCTGGAGAACGAAGGGCACGGCGCGATCATCTCGCGGACGCTCTCCGTGAAGTTCAAGAAAGATCAGCAGGACGAAGCGGACGGATTGATCAAGGTCCTCGTGGAAGAGCATGGCATGCCCACGAAAGAGGAGCGGACCTATCCTCCTTCGACCCTGAAGAAGATCGTCCGCGAACGGCGCGAAGCCGGGCAGCCGGTCTCCGAGTATATCGAGGTCTACAGTGCCCAGAAGGCCGTGATCAAAAAAGGAAAGCCGAAGCTGCACTTCGGCGAAGAGTAAATCCTGGCCAGGCGGTCGGGTCGTTCAGTGGTGGGGAACGCTTAAAGAGCTCACTGCAATTTACATGAAAGGTTTTTAACATGGCTAAGAAAAAGACGACGAAGAAAGAGGAGTCCATGCTGCCCGTGAAGTATGACTACGGCGCGGACAGTGGCGCGGGCTTCGAGAACCAGACCCAGGACGACTACCAGATTCCGTTCCTGAACCAGCTCCAGGCCCTGAGCCCCGAAATCTCGGGAAGCAAGGACGAGAAGCTGGTCGGCGCTGAAACTGGCATGTTCGTCAATTCGGTCTCGAAGAAGCTCTACGGCGAAGTGATTCTCGTGCCCTGCATGACGAAGCACTCTTACGTCGAATGGAAGCCCAGGGACCAGGGCGGCGGATTCGTGGCCGAGCACGCGATCGACTCCCCGATCGTCGCCGAGGCGAAAGCCGCGGCCGCGGGCGATATCACGAAGCTGAAGACTCAGAGCGGGAACGATCTGATCGATACCTTCTCCATCTTCGCCGTGATCATCGACGAGCCCTTCGCCGAGCAGCCGGACGATATGGTCGTGATCTCCTTCGCGAAGACGAAGGCCAAGCGCTACCGCGAGATCATGACTCGCATCCGTACCTGCAAGGACGCGAAGAACGCCCCCCTCTTCGCTCACCAGCTCCGCATGACCGCGACCGATGAGGTCAACGCGGCGAAGCAGCCCTACAAGAACGTGAAGCTCACCCCCGCGGTCGAGAACGACGTTCTGAAGAGCATGCTCCCTCCGGGGAATGCGATCCTCGAAGCGGCTCGCGCGCTGAGCGATTCGGTGAAGACCGGAGCGGCGAAGGCGAATTTCGACTCCGCCAGCGAGGCTCCTGCCGGCACCGGCGACGAGCACTTCTAACCTCCTACCCTGTTCGGGAGAGAGCAGGGGAACGACGATAAAATGAGGTCTGGGGTTGCGCGTCTCATATAGGCTTATTTAGGTATCTCTCCCCCTCGCCGGCCCCGGACCTCTTCTTTGATATACGAAAGGATGAACCATGGAAATTAGCTGGAGCCCTCAGCAGCTGGAAGCCCTCGACCTGGCCAGGCGCTGGATCGAGAACCCTGGCCAGCAGCAGGTCTTCTACCTGGCCGGCTACGCCGGCACTGGGAAGTCGACCCTCGCGCGGCACCTGGCCGCGGACGTGAACGGGAAGGTCCTCTTCGGTGCTTTCACCGGGAAGGCTGCCCTGGTCATGCGGAACATGGGCTGCCGCAACGCGACCACGATCCACAAAATGATTTACCTCCCCCGAGATAAAAGCCGGCTGAAACTTGAGAAGATGAAAAAGGATCTCGCCTACTGGGAGAAGACCCGCGACGATCTCCAGGCCGGCGTCCAGATCCAGAACGTCACGCTGAACGAGGCCCTGATCAAGGTCCGGGATCTGACCTACTACGTCAAGCGCGAGGAGCAGAACCTGAAGCGGCCGGCGTTCTCCCTGAACAACGAATCCGAAGTGAAGCGGGCCTCGCTCGTGGTGATCGATGAGGTCTCCATGGTAGGCGAGGACATGGGAATGGACCTGCTCTCCTTCGACGTGCCCGTCCTGGTCCTGGGCGATCCTGCTCAGCTGCCCCCAGTGAAATCGGGTGGATTTTTTACGAAGAGAGACCCGGACTATACCCTGACCGAGATCCACCGGCAGGCCGCGGACTCCCCGGTGATCGACCTCGCGACGAAGGTCCGGCACCGTGAACGCCCTCCCCTGGGCGAGTACGGATCCAGTCGCTGGCTTTCGAAGGGGATCCTCAAGATCGAGGACCTCCTGGGATACGACCAGATCCTGGTCGGACTGAACGCGACCCGGCACGACCTGAACCGGCAGATCCGCGAGGTCCTGGGCCGGTCGTCTCACCTGCCCCAGGAAGGCGATCGCCTGGTCTGCCTCCGGAATAACCACGACCTCGGCCTGCTTAATGGTGCACTCTGGGACGTGGTTTGGAGCGAGGAAGTCGACGAGGATCGGATCATGCTGACCGTGAAAGAGCCGGACGGCGATCTGAAGCTGACCGTCGAGGCTCACCGTCATTATTTTGAGAACCGAGAAAAGGAGCTCCCTCACTGGGAGATCCGCGAGGCCGAGGCCTTCGATTATGGTTACGCTCTGACCGTCCATAAAGCCCAGGGCTCCCAGTGGACGCGGGTCCTTGTGATCGACGAGAGCAAGTCCTTCCGCGAGGCAGAATATCGCTGGCTATATACCGCGATCACCAGGGCGGCGGACGAGGTGACGATCATCGACAAGAACGCCTATTCCTCCGTGGTGATCGAACAGGAGGCGAACCCCCCATGGTAGACAGAGCGGAAAGAGTGATCTCCAGCGGGAAGCTGGAGCAGCTGACCATGGAGGAGCTGGTGAAGCTCTATAACTCCACGAATCCCCGGTGGAGGGTGAAGGAGTTTAAATCGACCGCTGAGGCCGTGAGGATCATCCTGGAGCGGCTCGTCGAGATAGAGAGGCGGAGACCCTCGAAGAAGCCGACGACGCGACGAGGAGCCCCCAGGCAGCCCCTGATCGTGGAGAAGCAGCCGGCCAAGAGGAAGGGCCGGTCGAAGAAGGTCCGGAGAAGTACGCAACGCGAGATCATGATGAGGCTGCTCAAAAACGGCACGACCTTCGAGGAAGTGCGAGCAGCGCTTCAGCATACCAGGAAACAGGCCAGGGAGGCGCTGAGGCAGCTCTGCCGGGACCTGGGCTATGGGCTGACCGAGCACGAGGACGGCCGGCTGGAATTAATCAGATAATGGAGAGATACCATGAAATACCCTGATCGAATACGAATAACTGCGGATAGTGCTGACCCTTACAAAATAGAGATTCTCGATCTCGATACAGGAAAGACGATCGAGTCCGCGGGCCTCTATTTGAAGAAGATCGAGATCCAGATCAGTCCTCGCGGGTTTCAGGCCATGCTGAGATATTATCATAGAGATTCGAACGGCTGCTCGATCGAGGACGACGTGAGCTATGGACCCGGCCAGATCGAGCTCGGAGACTGGGACGAGCTCCAGCAGCGGAAGAGCCGGCGAGCCCAGGCTCACCGGACTGGAGGAGTGATTCCGAATAAATCAAATACTCCGAAGAGCGACCCGAGTGATCTCCTGATCATCGACGACCCGAAGCCGAAGCACTGCCCGGAGTGCGGCGGGAAAGGCTACGTCGACCTGGCGACCTCCCGGCAGCCGTGCGAATCTTGTGCCAAGAGGGCGGACAAAGCGAAAAAGTTTTTCGAGAGCGGCGGGCCCGTCGCGACTCAGTCCAGGCTCCACGGAGAAGACCCGGCCGGCGAGATCACGGTCACCGTCGCGAGCCCGGAGGAAGTGAAGAAAAAGCTGAACGAGAATCCTGGCATAGTCGCGGACGTCATGCGAAGGAATAAAGACCAGATCCGCCGGATCCTGGACAAGCCCTTCGGGGTCGAGATCCCCATGGAGATCACCTTCAAGGACGACGCCCTGATCGAGCAGCTGAAGAGTATGCATCCTTACAAGGTCGGAGACTGGATTGATATCACGGAGCTCTTCGGCTTTGATCCGTCTGGTGGAGGCGGGACCTATCGCGTCGAGTCTATCGTGGGAGATGAGATCAACCTGGAGCCAGTGGTCGAGGAGCATCCTCGCTGCCGTTGTACTCCGACGCTCGAATCCCTGAAGGACTGCGAGGGCGTGCAGTCGGCTCCGATCGATAACACGTTCGAAACGCAATACCAGCAGGATCGCTTTTTCAATTCCGAGGACTATGCTGCTATGTTCATGACGGCGAAGCTGAGATATCACCATTTACTCGATAAGGTGATCGACGAGGAGCTCGAAACCGCGGTCGAATACTGGATGAACGAGATCATGGCCTGCCGCGACCTGAAGGCCGTGCACGAGCTGACGGATCATATCGCGGAAGATATTCGCGACGGCGTGGATCCTGACTTCATTAGAAAAGATCCGCTCCCGACGGAGGACCTGGTGAAAGTGGCCGCGAAACTGACTCCCCAGAACATGGGCGGTTACTGCAAGCTATGCGCGCGGCCGATCCCCTGGAAGGATCAGATCTGCGATCCCTGCATCGAGGACCGGAAGCGTCAGGTCCTGAAGGTCGCGAACGATCAGATTCGCCAGAAGATGATCGCGAAAAATGATACCGTCGGGATCACGTTCGACCCGGACGGTATGGTGATCAGAGCGATCGTGAAAGAGCGAGCCGATTATTCGCTCTATGCTCAGATCCTGGAGGAAGAAAAAGAGGAAGTTTCTCTTGCATATGCCAAGGAAGAAAGCTATGGTGTTACTCCCACGGCCGAGCCCGAGGTCGAGGAGGAAACGTGCGACGAGTGCTTCGGTTCAGGTTATCAGAACGGATTCGGCATGCCCTGCTCGAAGGGCTGCAAACCTAAAAATTAGAGTCTGGAGGTGGGGCAGCTTGGTCGGCCCGCCTGCCTTGGAAGCAGGAGGTCGCTGGTTCGAATCCAGCCCTCCAGACCACTTTTTAAATTATGGAGATACCTATGCTTTGCATTCAAGAAAGAAATCTTCACGAGAGCCTGCCGATTATGTGCAAGCTACTTTTGAAACGCGGTCAGACGATCGCGGACGGTAAGGTTCTTCGACTCGACGGGCCCGTGGCCATAACGCTCACGAAGCCCATGGAGCGAGTCTCCTTTCACCGTGAGCTGAAAATGAATCCTTTCGCCTTCTTCATGGCTGGGATGCAGATGCTCTTCGCGAATCTCCCAGGGCTGAAGCAGTTCGGGAAGTTCCTCCGCGAGGACAAGATCGGCCTTCCCTACAATACCATGATAAACGATACCTATGCCTCCTTTCAGCGAAACAGCGTCAAAGATCTCGACGCCTTCGTGACGGGCAGGAGTTCGGATCCGATCCAGGATACGATCATCGTCTCTATGATCCAGGAGATCCTCGCTCACGCGGCGGACTGTCCGGTCGGGAAGCTGACCTGGCAGACGACGAACCTTCATATCGATATCGAGAAGGCAAAGGCTTCCTGTGAAAAGGTCGCCGAAGCGATCGAGCAGGAAAGTCCCTACTCCACGGGCGAGATTCGTCCTCATAAGATCATCGATATCCCCCTGAATCGATGGGAGCGCGAGCTCGATACCTATTCCAAACAGCAGCACCGGGGAACCTATACGGATCTTTTCTTCTCGAACGTCGTGGTCCCGATCTACCAGGCAGGGACCTCCCTCCAGCATGAAGGCTTCGGCCTCGCCCAGACTCAGCTCGACTCGTGCTTCGCCGAGGACTGGCGGAAAGCCTGCACGGCCTGGGTCCTTTCCGAATCTCTGAGGACGTCATGAACAAACAAACATTAGCGAAAGCCGTCCGCGAGGCCGGCGTGATCCAGCGAGTCCATACGGTCCAGAGTAACGGATCCTATACGAACGCGGAGCATACCTATCACGCGCTGAGCCTGCTCTTCGTTCTCTACCCTGGGCAGCCCAGCATGAACCTCGTGAAGGCCATGCTCTGGCATGACGCGGCCGAGCGCTGGACCGGTGATATCCCTGGGCCCATGAAGTATTCGATCCCCGAGCTGGCCAAGCTGGTCGAGGAGGTCGAGAACGCATGCTTCGCCGAGATGGGTATCGACTTCGAGCTGACCGAGCAGGAGCAGAAATGGCTCCGCGCGATTGACAAGATCGAGCTCTGGCTCTGGTCCCATGATCAGCTCGCCCTGGGCAACCAGAACGCGGACGAGATCCAGCGGACCCTCTACGACCTTTTCATGACCGGCGCGATTCCCCTGCCGAAGGAGTGCCAGGACTTCGTCCGCGAGTTCCGCTGGGGCCGGCTGACTGATAAGCCCCCCACGGCACCACGGAGCGAGTAAATGCAATTCCCTTTATTCGAACCAAGCACAACCTGGCGCGCGCCAGCGCTTTCCAGATTACCCTCCTGGCGTTACGCGAAGCGCGTAGCGGTGGACGTCGAGACCTGCGACCCCGAGCTGACGAAGCTCGGCCCAGGCTGCCGGCGTGAGGGCTCATTTATCGCCGGCGTGGCGTTCGCGATCGAGGACGGGCCCAGCTTCTACCTGCCGACCAGGCACCGGGGAGGCGGGAACCTCGTCGAGGAGAAGGTCTTCCAGTACCTCCGGGACCAGGCGAAGGTCTTCAAGGGCGACCTGGCGGGCGCTAATCTTCAATACGATCTCGACTGGCTCGCCCAGTACGGCGTGAAGTACGAGCCCCGTTTTTTCAAGGACGTCCAGGTCGCCGAGCCCCTGATCGACGAGCTCCAGTTCAAATATAGTCTGGACGCGATCGCCGGCCGGCATGGGATCCCAGGCAAGGCCGAGGATCACCTGAAGAAGGCCTCGGAGCTCTTCGGCTTCACACTGAAGAAGATGAAGGAAAATATCTGGCAGCTACCGGCGAAGCACGTCGGAGCATACGGCGAGCAGGACGTCCGGCTGCCGCTCCAGATTCTCCGCCGGCAGGAACGGATCATCGACGAGCAAGATCTCTGGAAGGCTTTCGAGATGGAATGCCGGCTGCTCCCCGTTCTTCTGAAGATGAGACGGCGAGGAGTTCGGATCGACTTCGACAAGATCGAGCAGATCAAGGCCTGGTCCCTGGAGAAGGAGCGCGAGGCACTGAAGCAGCTGACCGCTTTGACCGGAGTCCAGCTCGACGTCTCCGATACCACGAAGGCGACGGCTCTGGCTCCCTGCCTGGAGAAGGTCGGGATCACGGTCCCGAAAACCCCGAAGAATAACCTCCCCTCGATAAAGACCGAGTTCCTGAAGAACCTCAACCACGAAGCCGGCGAGCTGATCATGACGGCGAAGAAGTTTAACAAGCTCCGGAATACCTTCGTCGCGTCAATCGTCCGGCACGCGATAGGCGACCGGATTCACTGCACCTTTAATCAGCTTCGCCGGCCCAGGGACGACGGCTCCGACGACCAGGGCGGGCGCTACGGCCGCATGAGCTGCACGGACCCGAACCTCCAGCAGCAGCCGGCCAGGGATCCGGAGATCGGGCCTCGCTGGCGTGGGATCTATATCCCGGACGAGGGCGGGACCTGGTGCTGCCAGGACTTCTCCCAGCAGGAGCCCCGCTGGCTAACTCACTACGCGGCGATCAGTGGCTGCACCGGTGCCGAGGCTGCTCGCGAAGAGTACCGGAATAATCCGGATATGGATAATCACCAGTTTATGGCGGACCTGACCGGGCTGCCCAGGAAGGAGGCGAAGAATATCTTCCTCGGGAAGTGCTACGGCATGGGAGGCGCGAAGTTCTGCCGCTCCCTGGGCCTGCCGACGAAGACCGTACCCAGCAGGCGGCTCGCGAAAATGATCGAGGTCGCCGGCGACGAAGGTCAGGCTCTCCTGGATACATTCGACGCGAAGGCCCCCTACGTCCGCGAGCTGGCCTGGAGAGCTCAGAACAAGGCCGGGAGGACCGGATATATCTTTCTGATCGATGGACGGCGCTGCCGCTTTCCTGAGCGTCCTACGGGCGGCTGGGACTGGACTCACAAGGCCCTGAACCGGCTGATCCAGGGGAGCTCCGCGGTCCAGATGAAGCAGGCCATGGTCGACGCGGACGCTGCCGGCTTCAGGCTCCAGCTCCAGGTCCATGACGAGGTCGACCTGACGATCTGGAATACGTCCGAAGCTCTTGAGCTGGAGAAGGTTATGCTGAACGCGGTCGAGTGTACCGTGCCCCATAAAGTGGATATCGAGATCGGCCCCAACTGGGGCGAGATCAAAAAACTTGACAAGTCGAAAATCTGATTGTATTATATGTAAAGGAGTTATACCATGATAGGCACTAAATACCACAAGATCCAGAGTATCTTCAAGCGCGACCCGAGCACCGGAGCCTTCACGGAGGAGTTCTCCCGGCCCGAGTTCGAGCTGCTTCAGAACGTGCCCTGGGACTGGAGCGAGAAGGTCGACGGCACGAATATCCGGATCACCCTGGCACCGGCCGAGGGCGGGCCCGTGAGGTTGATCGGCGGGCGGACGGATCGAGCTCAGATCCCCGCGAGCCTGCTCCAGCGACTGGAAGAGCTCTTCCCGATCGAGAAGCTGCTGAACCATTTCGACGAGCCCCAGGTCGAGGAGCAGACCGTGATCCTCTTCGGTGAAGGGATCGGCCCGAAGATCCAGAACGTCGGCAGCCGATACCGGAAGGAGACCCCGGACTTCATTCTCTTCGACGTCCGGGTCGGGCGCTGGTGGCTGAAGCGCGAGGACGTCTTCGGCGTGGCCGAGTCCCTGGGACTCCAGTCGGCTCCGAATATCAACGGCACCGGGACCCTCCACGAGGCGATCGACTTCGTGAAGGACGGCTTCCTTTCCGCGGTCTCCGAGGACAAGCAACTCTGGGCTGAGGGCCTGATTCTCCGGCCGAAGTGCGAGCTCTTCACCAGGTCGGGCGAGCGCGTGATCACGAAGGTAAAGACGAAGGACTTCAAGAACGTATGAGCGAACGAACCATGAGGAAGAACGTCGTGCAGATCCTGGCTCCCCTGGACGGGAAGCCGGTCGAGAACCCGGCCTGGCCAGGATTCCCCGACGTCAATTATATCGAGGGCGTCGTCGAGCTGAAGAAGGTCGACCGCTGGCCGGCCAGGGAGGCGACGCCCTTGAAGCTGGATCACTTCACCAGGGAGCAGCGAATCTTCCTGGAGAGACGCTGGAGGAAGGGAGGGAACGCTTTCCTCCTGCTCCAGGTAAATAAAACGTTTTTATTGTACGACGGATCCGACGTACAACAGATCGGACGTACATTGAATCAGCAGGAGCTCCGCGATAAAGCGCTGAAGGTATGGGAAGGACTCGCCGAGCTCAGAAAGGATTTAACCGAATGGCTGGACCGAGGACGAATTTCAGAGCGTCCGTCAACTTCCTGAAGCGCTTCCATCCTGGCCGGCTCTGGGTCCTGACTGCGATCCCCCCGGATCACAAGAGGATCGAGACCGCGACCTTCGGCGAAGCGCGCGAGAAGCAGCTGCTCGACTGGCTCAAGAATCACAAGGGAGATAATATCTATTTCTCCGTGGCCGAGCCCATGGGCCCGCTCGACAAGAAAGCAGAGCGGACGGATATCAAGGCCGTGCACTGGCTGCACGTCGATCTCGATCCGCGCGCCGGCGAAGACCTGGAAGAGGAACGGAAGCGAATCCTGAAGACCTTGGAAGAGTTCGCTCCGAAGCCGACGGTGATCGTCTTCTCCGGCGGAGGATATCAAGGCTTCTGGAGGCTGACCGCTCCGATCCATATTGACGGGAACCTCGACAAGGCTGAAGACGCCAAGCGCTTCAATATGCAGCTGGAGCTCCTCCTGGGAGGAGATCAATGCCATAACGTCGACCGGATCATGAGACTCCCCGGCACGATCAACCGGCCGAACAAGCGGAAGCGTGAGAAGGGACGGGTCGAGGAGCTCGCGAAAATGATCAAGGGCTCTGGGAAGTCCTACGACCTGAAAGAATTCACCGCGGCCCCCGTGGTCCAGGACGAGAGCCAGCAGTTCAGCTCGACGACCGTCGAGGTCTCCGAGAACGTGAAGCGCCTGGACGACGTGAACGACCTCCCGAAGGAGGTCCCGGATCTCTGTAAAGTGGTGATCGTTCAAGGTCATGATCCCGACAACCCTGGAAAGTGGCCGTCGAGATCCGAGGCCCTGTTCTGGGTCTGCTGCGAGCTCGTGCGCGCCGGCTGCGACGACGACCTGGTCTTCTCCGTGGTCACGGACCCAGGCTTCGGAATCTCCGAGTCCGTCCTGGAGAAGAAGAGCGGAGCGACGAAGTACGCTCTCCGCCAGATCGAACGGGCCCGCGAGAACGCGGTCGACCCCATGCTCCAGCAGCTGAACGATCGCTATGCCGTGATCGGAAACTGGGGAGGGAAGTGCCGGATCTTAACCGAGCGCGCGGACGTGATCGACGATATCAAGCGGACGCGGGTCAGCTTCCTATCCTTCCAGGACTTCAAAAACTTCTGGTGTAACAAAGCGATCCAGGTCGGCACGGACGAGAAGACGAACCTCCCGATCTTAATCCCAGTCGGAAAGTGGTGGATCAATCACCCGGCGCGGCGAGAATACGAGACCGTAGTCTTCGCCCCTGGCTACGAGATCAAAGGAGCATACAATCTCTGGAAGGGCTTCGCCTATAACGCGAGCCCGAGCGGCGACTGCTCGCTCTTCCTGGAGCACGTGAAGAAGAACGTCTGCTCCGATAATGAAGAGGTCTATGACTACCTGCTCGGCTGGATGGCGAACGCGGTCCAGCATCCCTATCGCCCTGGGCATACGGCCGTCGTTCTTCGAGGCCGGCAGGGCACCGGGAAGGGACGCTTCGCCCATAACTTCGGCGCGCTATTCGGCAGGCACTTCCTCCCGATCCGCGACTCGAATCATCTCTTCGGACAATTTAACGCGCATCTCCGCGACTGTATTATCCTTTTCGCGGACGAGGCCTTCTGGGCAGGTAACACGAAACACGAGGGACTCCTGAAGTCGCTGATCACTGAGGCGACCGTTATGTGCGAGGCCAAGGGCGTCGACACTGAGCCGGCTCAAAACTACATTCATTTAATCATGGCCTCGAACGAAGACTGGGTCGTGCCGGCGCGAGGTGACGACCGTCGCTTCCTGGTCCTCGATATGGGAGAAGAGAATCGAAGAGACGGAGAATTTTTTCACGCCATGCAGGAGCAGCTCCGGAACGGAGGCTATGAAGCGCTGCTTCACCTGCTCATGACCTACGACCTCAGCGAGTACAACGTCGAAAACATTCCCCAGACCCAGGCTCTCCGTGAGCAGAAGATGAGGACCCTCGGCGTCGAGGAGGAGTGGTGGTTTTCAAAATTAATGGCTGGCCGGATCTTCGAGAAGGATACCTCCTGGCCGGACAAGGTCTTCAGCTCTCAGCTACAATATGATTTTATATCGTATTGTAAATCCTGGGGAGCCAGTTCGCGATCGAATTCCTCCAAGCTGGGCCGCTTCCTGGTTCGGGTCCTCCCCGAAGATTGGATCCACCGAGCTCAGCTGAAAGGCACGCATCACGTGATCGGGATCGATGGGATCGGGGTCGATATGAAGCGTCCCTACGTGAATCTGATCCCTCCCCTGGATCATTGTAGAAAGATATGGAATAACCTCTTCGGCGGGCCCTATGACTGGCCGGAAGTGAAGGAGGTCGAGGAGACCGAGAAGGATACAAACAAAGACAAGGACGGACTTTACGATGAAGGTGAAAGAAATGGTTCTTGAAGTTTTTTGTCGAATTTTCTGGCCGGTCTATTGCCTTGCGCTGGCCGGCGTGATATACTGGATAATATCATGATGAAGAAAAAATCGAAGTTCAACCTGGACCAGTTCCTGGAGACCGCGGAGAAGGAGACGACCTCCTGCCCTTACTGTAAGGACCCGACTCTTCGCGAGACTCTGGAGGCCTTCATGGAAAAGAAGGCAGCCGGCGAGACTCATATCTCGCTGAACTATCTTTATGATAACTGCCTGGTCCCGACGTTCGGCGTGCCGAAGAATCAGCGGCACCTATATCGTCACGTTCGGATCTGCATGAAACGGGATATCAGAACAGGAAAGCCTTTAAATGCCAAAACGTAAAACCGAAGAGCTGGATCAGTTTCTCTCGGCTCCCGAGACGATCCACAAAAACAAAGCGGAGCGAACCAAGGCGATCCAGCGGAAAGCCCAGCTCGCGGCGAAGGAAGCGCGACTCGCGGCGAAGCAGGCGAAGACCGTACCCAGCGACGAGGACCTGCTGGGCGATATGGTACGAGTCGCCGAAGACAAGGCGACGAATCCTTACTGGAAATTTCGAACACTCTCCCGGAAGCGCTACTGGCTTTATGGTCATTGGCCGATCAAATGGATCGAGGAAAGATACGGGCAGTTCGAGCACGCGAAGCAGGTCGCCGGCCTGGCCGATCAACCTGGGACGCGAATGAAGAAAGCCGCGAGAGCCCAGGCCTCCCGACGCGAGCACGCTGCCAGGTATATCGAGCGCGTGATCAGGCCCCACGTCCTGAAGGACCCGGCCCTGGAGCGCGTGAAGAAGGACGGCGAGCTCTGGCTCATTATTTCGGACACTCACTCGACCTTTCTGGATCCGTTTACCTGGCAGGTCTTCCTCGCGACGATCCGCGACCTGAAGCCCGAGGGCGTCTACTTCAACGGTGATATTCTCGAATGCCAGGAGATCTCCCGCTTCCCGAAGATCCCCGGCTGGACGTGCCCCCTTCAGCTGGAGCTCGACTTTACTCGTGAAATGTTTCGCCAGGTCAGAGCCGTCGGACATGACGGGCCCCTGGTCTGGGGAGGCGGGAACCATGGGATCGATCGGATCGCCATGTATCTCACTCAGGTCGCTCCGGGCGTGGCTTCGCTCCGATCCCTCCGCTTCGACAAGCTGGCGGAGCTCGACGAGCTGAACGTGACCCTCGCCCAGGGCGGAACGATCGCGAGCCCGGAAGGGACTGAAGACGATCGGATGGGCCTGCTCCTCTATGGATTCTATCGAGTCCACCACGGCACGCTCCTCGGCCAGAACCCCGCTATATCAGAGCTGAAGGCTGCCGGCAGGAGCGGGACCTCCGGGCACGCTCACCGGTCGATCCTGGCTTACGGGACGAATGAGGCCCTCCAGGGCATGAGCTGGATGAGCACGCCGGCCGGCTGCACCGAACGGGCAGCGCGCGCCTATATCAAGGGCGTGAATACTGGCTGGCAGAAGGGCTTCGGCCTGGCGTATCTCTACCCGGACGGCGACGTTCACCAGTATCCGGTGATCACGGATCGCGACCGCGCGACGGTCGAGGGCTATATCTACGAGCGGAAGGCCGGCCTGAAGGATCCGGATCCCTCGAAGCTCTGGCTCCCGGATTTGCCGGCGTTATAACATTGTACTAACTTCTAATGTCATATAACCAATAAAGGCTATATATTAATGCTCGGACTTGAGAATCTTTTTTGCTGGGTCCCATGGCTGATCGAGTGGCTGATCTCCTGGCTCCCTTCACGTGGCCGGCTCTACGTCCACGAGGGCGGAGTGAAGATCACCAGCGGGAAGGTGACGGTCTTGAAGCATGGAACATACTGGTTTTTTCAAAGGTGGACCGAGGTTTACGTCGATAACATTAAAAGGAAAGTGGTCGAGCTCACGAAGCAAGTGCTCACCACGAAGGACGGGAAGCGCGTCCGCGTGGGCGGCGTCCTGGTCTATCATATAAAGAACGTGGAGAGCTGGATCGTGGAGAACGAGAACCCGGAGCAGGGCGTGACGGTCGAGGCCGAGCGCGTGATCCGCGACTGGGTCAGGGCTCACGAGTTCCAGGAGGTGCAGGACTACGATCCGAAGAAGCGCGAGGAGGATGATCTGACGAGACTGGCTCAGGATAGATTCGGCTCAGACTTCGGGGTCTGGGTTCGAGACCTGGGCTTTAAAGACTTCGCGGAAACTGACGCGAAGGATCTATATCACTCTGGCGAGCTGCTCACGGGCGAGAGCTCCGTGGTGGCCATAACTGAGGAGTCTGAAGAATGAACGAGGACAACATTCAGCAGGCAAGGGACGAGAGAAGGCTCCGCGCGGTAGCTGTGCGGACGGAAATCCTGGCGGACGTATTCAAGGGCGGTTGCTTTTTCAAGAGCGACCTCCCCGAGGATATCAAGGTCGACAGCGTTTACCATGATCCCCGAAGGGGCTCGATCGTGGTAACCCTGGTCAGCATTCGCTTCGACCCGGTTCCGGTCGCGACCGAGATCCCGGTCGAGGACGGCGTCGAGACCTTCTACCTGGAGCATATCGACAATGAAAAAGATTAGAGCTATTCGTCGCTGGCTCTTCCGGCAGAACGTGATCGCTGGAAAGATCGGCGAAGCGAAACGTGAAACGGTGAAGGCAATGATCCCGCATTCATGGTTCACGAAGAAAGGGCCCGGCGTCGAGGAAGACACTCGTCGGGCGTTCTACGATATGACCTGGAAGCAGCAACTCCTCGCCGTGCGCGCCGGATGGATTCCGGAGCACTGGCTGAGTCGCCGGCTACAGGCGAAACTTTAACACGGAGAAAATCATGGCTGACGCTGCGACCCGACTGCTTGCACTGCAAAACGAAAGAGAGTATCTCCTCTTCAAAATGAGGGACCTCCAGGCCCAACAGGGCGACGGGCTGCATCCTACCGGTGAGCAGCGAACGCTCATGATCTTTTTCGAACAACTGAACGCGAAGATCCGCGACCTGGTCGACGAGGTCATGGCCGAGGACGAGCCTGGCTTCGTTGTCAACGGTGAAGAGATTCACGAGCTCGTTCGGGGAACACTGACCGACGGACTTTTAATAAAGCCCGACGGCGGCGAGGAAACAACCTACCCAGGCGAGCACAAGGTCGTCGTGCTCTTTCTGAAATAAAGGAGTGAACCTTTGAAAATCGTTTTGATAAATGGTGCGCCGAGAAGCGGGAAGGACTCCGCCGGCGCTATGATGCAGAAGGAGCTCCCCGGCCGCTGGGAGATCATGAAGTTCTCCGCCGGCCTGAAGGAGCGCTGCCATGCTGCCTACGGAATGCAGGCTGCCTATGATGCTTTCGAAGAGGTGAAGGAACAGAAGCTCGACTGCTTTCTGGGCCTTTCTCCTCGCGAAGCCTATATCCATTTCTCCGAGACCTGGATGAAGCCGGTCCACGGCGAGAAGGTCTTCGGCCTGCTCATGGCTCAGCAGCTCGACTATCTCGTGGATATGTATCCCGAGATCAAGGGCTTCGTCATGACGGACTCGGGCTTCCGCTCGGAGTCGGAGGTCATGGTCGAGAAGTACGGAGCGGACGCCGTGACGGTGATCCGGCTGCATCGTCCCGGCTATAACTTCGAGGGCGACTCTCGGAGCCTGATCGACCTGACGGACCTGGGCGTGAAAACCTACGACGTGAACAGCCCGGACGGTGATCTGCCTGGGCTGCTGAAGAACATCAAAAAAGCAGTACCTTTTCTTTTCAGGAGTGAAACATGAAACGGACAACCTTATGGATCGTATTCGCGCTGGCGTGCATCCTGCTCGTGGCTGCCGGCTGCACTGGCGTCCAGGTCCGGGATAATATCCTTATGCCCTTGGCGTCGGAGATCTTCGAGCACGTTTACCCTGAGATCGAGCTGGGCCTGGCTGACGCCGTCGAGGACGGTGATCTCTCCCAGGAAGGAGCCGATCTACTACTCGCCCAGGCGGACGCACTACGGGAGGCCCTACGCGGTCAGGACCGGACGGCGATCCTCGCTTTCGACTGGAATGCTCTGGAGGGCTGGGCAGCCCGAGGAGTGCAGAGAATGATCGACGACGGGACTATCTCCCCCGGCGTCGCGACGTCGCTCCTCCAGCGACTCGTGAACCTGCGCGAGCTCCTCGCGGAGCTGGGCGTTCGGTTTGCTTAGGGCAGCAGCCCACGGATAGCGTGACCCGTCGACTCGGCCAGGATAAAGGCCTTCGCGATCACGAAGAAGATCACGGCGATCAGAGCTATCCGGAAAATGTTCTTTAATACTCTCATTTTTCTGTCCTTTCCATTCCTATTATCGGCAGGGATACACAAACATTTAAATAAAAAAGAATTAAAATACTGGTCCTTTTGAGCCGATAATGGGGGAGGAGAGAACAGACTGGAGAGATCTATGAAAACCTGCCAAGTATCAAAATGCAGATCGGTCACGTTCATCGGTGAGCCTGACCTTCGTTTAATCTGGTTCGACGACGAACGCTATCTTAACCAGTGCCGGGTCGAGGTATTCTGGAGGGACTTCCCGATCTGGATCCATAGCTACACAAGGCAGGCGACCTTCGACGAGACGGTGGAGAAATACTCTAAACGAGTGAAGCAAATAGCTTTACTTATCTCTAAAAAAGAAAGGCTAATACAATGAGCGAAAATATTGATATGGGTCAGCAGTTTTTCGATACTCTCCTCGAACCGCTGAGGGCCCTCGGGATCAACCTCACGGACGCCGGCGCGACGGTAAAGGTGCACGCGGCCGAGAGCATGGCCAAGCTGGCGACCCTCGCCGGCCAGGCCGGATATGAAATGGCCGTCGAAGCGGAGCGTGACTCCGTCCTGGCGAAGTCCGGGATCGAGCTGGCCAAGGCCGCGGACGGTGCCGACGCGAAGGCCCTGGGCCTGGTCGAAGGTGCTCTCCGCATGGGTGCCGGCTTCCTGACCGGCGGAGCGACGGCATAATGGCGGACCTGGGAAAGAGCATCGAAGAAGCAGTCGAGGCCCGTGACCGTATGAAGGCACGGATCGAGAAGGGTGCCATGAATAGCGTCCTCCTCCGCGGTGAGATCACTCACTGCCTCCAGCTCGAAGACTCGATCGGCTGCTGGGGCTGGATCCAGGTAAACGACGAGACGGCGATCGGTTTCAAGGCATACGGCGACAAGGGCCTCCGGCTCCTGGACGTCATGCGAAGCGGATCCTCGAAGCGCGTGATCCTCATGGGCGAGCTGGTCGGAAAGCCGGCCGAGATCTCCGTCGAATACTGGATGATATCCTGACCGTTAAACGCTGAAAAGCGTATCTATAACCTGATTTCTGGCTTTTATGGGAGCTCTATCATGAATAACAGATTTTGCGAGAACCCTCGCTGCGACCTGCACGTGAACGTCGACTCGAATATGATGGAGCTGGAGTTTCCGATCCCCGTCAGGAATCATCTGGAATGGAAGAAAGTGAAGCGCGTCCGGATCGGAAAGTCCTGGTATTGTTACCGGTGCGCCGGCGTGCTCGAACATGAAATCGAAAAGCGTAAAGGAAGAACATCATGAATAAACCCGGAATCAAGACAACCGAGTTCTGGCTCGCATTGATCGCCATGGTCCTCGTCGCCATGCCCCAGGCATTCGGCGAGAACGCTCCCCAGTGGGTCCAGGTCGCCGGCATTATCGGCGCGGCCCTGATCGCCATGGGTTACGGCGTGAGCAGGGCGATCTCGAAAACTGGCGAAGGCCAGGGCCTGGTCATTCCTATGAACGCCCTTCAGCCTCCGGTTCCTCCCGTGGTAAATAACATGGGCGGACCCTCGGAGGAAGAAACCTTCGGCAACTGAGAAAGGAGTAAAGCATGACGTCTTTAGGTATACCAACAGTTCAGCGGTTCTCGTTTGATCAAATGCTTATGATCGCCGAGGGCCTGGACCCGAATCGCTTTTGCGTCCACAAGTTCGGCGCGAACGCGGACGTCGGAGGCACGGCCGAGGTGATCTGGACGCCTGGCTCGACGTATCCCTGGCCGGAAGCTGCCGAGACCGTGCGGGTCAAGGCCGGCGGGAATGCGGCCGATACGGCTGCCGGCGCTGGAGCTCAGGAGATCACGATCCAGGGCCTCGATGAAAACTGGGAGCTCGTAGAGGAAGCCGTGGAGACTGCCGGCGCGAGTGCTTCGGCTGCTACGACCGCGACCTTCATCCGGGTTTTCCGTGCTTTCGTGAGCCGAGTCGGAGCCTACGGTGCCGCGAATACCGGCGCGATCAATATCGAGAACACGACCTCGACGAACGTGATCGCGAATATCGGCGCGGCCCTGGGTCAGACCGAAATGGCTCTCTATACGATTCCGGCCGGATACAAAGGGTATCTGACCTCGATCGAGGCGACGGTCGATACGAACCAGAGCGCGGACCTCCGCTTCTGGCAACGTCCGAACGCGGACGACGTCGTGACTCCGTTCTCCGGAGCCGCTCGCCTGGTGACTCGTTTCCTGGCGCTGGCAACGGCAGCGAATCGGAACCTGAAAGCCCCGATCGAGTTCGCCCCGAAGACCGATATCTGGGTGGACGGAATCTCCGGCGGCGCGTCGAGCGTGGTCGCTGCCTCGTTCGATCTGGTACTGGTCAAGCAAGCGAGCTGATCAGATCTCAATTATCAATCCCCGGTTACGGCCGGGGATTTTTTTATTTAAAGGTTTCTTGCATAATCGTCGATAGGTGATATAGTCTTATAAATTGGAGAGACCTATGCCTTTTACTTTAATTTTTTGTTTGTTCGGCTTCCATCCATACGAGCGGCACGGGATCTATCGGATCTGTCCGCGGTGCAGGAAAGCCGAGCCGGCTCTCGATCATATCGCTGAAGCAGTGGCCAGGTCGAAACAGACTCTCGACGAGATCAGCTTCAAGCTGGGCAATCTGGACGTGATCGCGGAAGAGCTGAAGATCCTGAATAAAACAGCTGAACGGATTTATATGGAGCAATGATATGAAGGTGATCAGCGACGAAAGAATTCCGATTAAGATCTGGACCGACTCGATCGAGGAGTCTGCCCTGGTGCAGGCCCGGAACCTGGCGAACCTGCCCTTCGCCTTCAAGCATATCGCGATCATGCCCGACGTCCATGCCGGCTACGGCATGCCGATCGGAGGAGTGCTCGCGACGAACCAGGTCGTGATCCCGAACGCCGTGGGCGTCGATATCGGTTGCGGTATGTATGCCCAGAAGACGAACCTCCTGAAGCGCGACCTCACGCCCGAGCTGATCAAAAAGATCCTGGGCGGATCGAAGGAGCACCAGGGAGGGATCCGGAGCTCGATCCCCGTGGGCTTCAGCCGGCACTCGAAGAAGCAGGAGGAAGAATGGCTGCCCCAGCTGACCGAGGAGATCCTGGAGATCAAGCTGGAGGAACGCGACGCCGTGGTCCTGGAACAGCGCGAGAAATCGCTGAAGCAGGTCGGGACCCTGGGCGGTGGGAATCACTTCATCGAATTCCAGTACGACGAGGACGGCTGGGTCTGGTTCATGATTCACTCCGGCAGCCGGAACCTCGGGAAGCAGGTCGCCGATCGCTATAACAAGCTGGCGAAGGAGATGAACGAGCGCTGGAGGTCGGAGATCCCGAAGAGCTGGGACCTGGCCTTCCTGCCCGAGAGCTCGAAGGAGGCGCGAGCCTATCTGGCCGAGATGGAATACTGCGTCAAGTTCGCGGCGAAGAATCGAGCCCTCATGGCTCAGCGGGTCCGTGAAGCCTTCGAGGCTGCTCATCCGTTCGCCTTCGCCTGGGGCGAGTCGTACAACGTCGCGCACAACTACGCGCGCCTGGAGAACCACTTCGGGAAGAACGTGATCGTCCACCGAAAGGGCGCGACCTCCGCGAGGGAAGGCGAGGACGGAATCATTCCGGGCAGCCAGGGCTCCGCGAGCTACCTGGTCCGCGGGAAAGGTAACGCCGAGAGTTTTACCTCCTGCTCCCATGGAGCCGGCCGGCGAATGAGTCGGACGAAGGCGAGGAACGAGCTCGACCTCGAAGCCGAGATCGCCAAGCTGGACGAGCAGGGCGTGATCCACGGGATCAGGCACCAGAAGGATCTCGACGAGGCGGCGAGCGCCTATAAAGATATCTCCGAGGTGATCGCTCACCAGGCGGAGCTCGTCGAGGTGAAGAACGTGCTGAAGCCCTTGGCCGTGGTGAAGGGATAGGGAATGCTCGCCTGGATCAAAAAGATATATCGACGCTGGCGCTGCTGGCGAGACTTTAAACGTCTCCCGAAGGAGACGAAGCTGATTCTCAAAATGTGGAGGCTCGACCCTGAGAGCCTGAAAAAGCGAGGCGAGATATGAGCGCGATACTTCTCACAATGTTTATGATCTTCGTGCTATGGGCTGCCATGGAGCTTTTCCTATTTCCTCGACCACCGCGGCCGACGAAGCAGAAAGATAAAAGAACCTGGTATCAGAAAGGAATAGATTAAATGCCTACATACGAGTACGAATGCCCTGCATGCGGTCACCGGTTCGAGGAGTTTAAGGATATGTGCTCCGCGGAGGAAGATCTCCAGAAGTGCCCGGAGTGCGAGACCAGGGCACGCCGGAAGATCGGAGCCGGGACCGCGGTGATCTTTTACGGGCCCGGATTCTACGGAACGGATTATCGCTCGATCAAGGACGCCCAGCATCCGGAGACGGTGAAGCGGCGGAAGAGGAAAGAGCGAATCAGCGTCGCGGTGACCGATCGCCGTGGGAAGAAGAAAAAGAAAAAATGAAAGAGCTCTGTCCTGCATGCGATCAGGTTCCTCTGGAGAGCAGTCCTACCTATACCCTGAAGGGCGTCGGGAAGGTCTGCCGCGCGTGCTTTCAACGAATCGCTTTAACCAAAGGAGACGACGATGGTCCACCTAATGCTCGACCTCGAAACCTTCAGCAGCGAAGACCATGCCGCGATCAGGTCGATCGGGAGCTGCCTCTTTGATCCGAAGACCGGAGACCTCGGCGACGCGGTCGAGCTCAATGGGCTCATGCCTGGGCCTGGGACCTTCCACCTGGGCGTCGACCTGGCTGCCTCGAAGAGCCCAGGGCATATCGACCCGAGGACCGTGGACTGGTGGCTGAAGCAGTCAGGAGCTGCACGGCAGGCCCTGGTCAGCCTTCAGAAGGCTCCCCTGGAGACGGCGCTGAACGCCTGGGAGTGCTGGGTCCATGGGATCTCGATCAAGAATTATCCGATCCTGCTCTGGTCGAACGGCCCGCTCTTCGACGAGCGCGTGCTTCGCCAGGCCTTCGAGCGGAACGCGATCCGCTTCCCGATCCACTACAGGGAGAGCCGCTGCTTCCGGACGATTGTCGGGGAGGCGAAGAATCGAGGCTTCAGCTGGAAGCACCACGACGAACCAGGCGCGACGGTCAAGCATGACGCGCTGAACGACTGCTTCCGGCAGGCGGAGGCGGTGATCGAAGCCTACAAGTTTCTGGGGTTAAGATAATGTGTATCTGCAATCCGAATATCAGGACTCCGCACTGCATGAAGGGACGCTGCCGGCCGGAGTGGATTCCGAAGAAGCCTTTTCTCAGTGCCTTCATGAAGGGACGCCAGGCGCGCCTGGACGGGAAGCCGGCTTCCGATAATCCCTACGACGACAAACGAACCTATCGCGGCTCCGTGACGTTCTCGCGGGCCTGGTGGAGATCCTGGAAGGAGGGCTGGGAGTCAATTAAATCATGAGCGTTAAATATCTCGGGATCAATGTGAATATTCACGGCGTCGACATAGAGGACGAGAGCGCGACGCTTTTCCTCAAGGGCTGGATTCAGGGCGCGGTAGAGTCATGCCTGAAGGGGAGCCTGGTGAAGATGTTCAACTTCCGCGGTGAGAAGACCGACATCGAGGTCGAAGTCGGAGAGCAGGCCGGAGAGTATTCGGTTAAGGTCTCTCGTTCGGAGGAATAGCAGCCAGCAGAGCAGCCAGGAGGATATGATAAGGGCCGAAGGCGCGACGCCTGAAGCCCTTTAATTTTACCTTCCGCCAGGTCGTGGCTTTTCCGTCGCTGGTGTAGCATTCTTCATCGGAAAGAGAGACGTCATAATTCCCGACGGCAAGGCTCCCGGATCCGTCGTTTATGATCCCGATCCTGCCGAGGACCTTCGCCTGGGACTCGACCCCGAAGGGCACGAGCTCGATCGTTACTCTGAGCATATCCACTCCGCGAGCCTGCTCAAGGGCAGGACCTGACAATGGTGATAGATGTAAATCCGCTGCATGGGTGCCGGCATGACGCAAGAGATCGCCGTGACCAGGGCGCGAGCATGGCCGTCCTCGTCAAGCACTGGGCTCCCGGATCCGCCTCCCCACATATCAACCCCGATCTGGTCTGGACCGGACGCGAAGCCCTCGAAGATGTAAGGGCGTTCCATGCCCTGGTATCCTGGGACCGTGATCCGCTCGCCATACTTCAGCGGCTGGAAGTCCAGCAGGATCACGTCGACGGGCTCGGAGCTGAGGAAGAGAATTCTGGCGGCGTCCTCCGTGGGGTGACGGTCGAGGATCTCCCCAACCAGGAGACGGCCGTCGCGGTGCGAGGCGGTGATCGGGCCCTCCCAGCCGGCGACCACGTGGAAGGCGGTCAGCATGAGGACCTCGAAGGCCTGGCGGTCTTCTGACCACGTGCACCGATACGGCCAGGAAGTACCGCTGCCGGCCAGCTGCCAGGGACAATCCGCGGCCCTTTGAACATTGCTTCGCCCGATTCCGAACATGCAGCAGCCAGTCGCCAGAAGTAAAAAGATCGCTATCAGCTTTCTCATACTTTAATTGTATCCCGGACCTGGGCGTCCAGTCAAGCCTAAAATCCACCTAACAAAATAAAAAAGTTTCTTGCATAAAGTTCCTGGTCCTGGCTGCCGATAATGATAGATAGTTTAAGGAGAGATACCGTGACCCAGTGGAAGCTATTGAAGAACCCGCTCCTCCTGCCCTACGCCGGCGGAGCTCCTCCGAAGTCGGAACCGATCATCCGTTACAAGGTGATCTATCGTACCGGCACGGTTCATTCTTTTCAATGGCACGAGATCCTCGGAACCCATCGGATCGAGAAGGCCAGCGAGCTCAAATCTGGGGTAACCCAGCGGGGTCGGGTCGCTGCCATTATCCCCGAGGGGATCTTCGAGGCGAAGGGCCTGCCCTCCACATTCCGCGCGCATGACTTCTACCGGTCTCCTTGAACGGTGTTTTCTGTTCCGTGCCGGTCCTGGGCTTTACCTCCCCAGGGCCGGCCGCTCTTAACCTGGAGGACGATATGAGCCAGTACCTGGAAGACCTGAAGGAAGCAGCCGAGGCGGTCGAGGACGACGTCCTGGACGAGCTCCTGCTGGAGCTGGTGGACGGGGCCCTCCTGGGCGACGGAACCCTGCCCAGGGATCGAGTGCCGCTCCTGGATCGCTTGACATAATCTCCTTTCGGCGGTCCTGGGGAGGGGAACCTTCTCGGGGCCGTTTTTTTTTTTTATTTTCTCTATCAAGTCAAGAGCCGGCGCTGCCGATAAGTATACCAGCGAGGGGAGTGACAAATCGAGAGCGGCGGAAAGCGGAGTGCCCGGCGGAAACAAAGCACCATACTCGGGGAAGCGAGGGCCCCCCGGAGAATAGCAGGACCGTGCCGAGTAGACCCTAACAGATCCCTAATTCCACTGAGCAGTAGAATTCTACTGGCCAGGAGAATTTTTTTTATTTTTCCTGGTCCTGGATTAAAGTCCGGGGCCTCGGCTGCCGATATTAATATAAGTGAGGAACAAAACGAAAGGAGACGACGATGAAGAAGACCATGAACCACGGAGCCTATCAGAAGAGCCTGAAGACGAAGACGGACGCGGAGCTCCGCTATATCATCAAGGACGCCGGCCAGGCCCGCGACGCCATGCCCGAGGGACCGAACGCCGGATACTACGCGGACGAGGTCCACTATGCAGCCATGGAGCTGACCCGGAGAGAAAGGAGCCTATCATGAGTAAGAAGAATCACAAGAGAGACCAGGCACGTAAAGCGAAGAAGATGGACGCTCGCGAAAAGCGGCTGAGCCGGATCCAGTTCCCGATCGACCCTGCCCTCCAGATGAAAGCAGCACGGGCCTCCATGAGCCTATCGAAGGCCCTCAGCTTCCAGCTGATCACGCCGGCCCAGCTCCAGGCGATCCTCCCGGACGAGCTCGACCTGGCGACGGCCAAGGGCCGGGACCTGACCGAGGCGATCCTGGGCCTCGACGATATGGGCTGGAGGCTCCTGGAGGGCCTCATGATGAGGACGGTCAACAAGTTCCGACCGAAGAAGAATTAATTTTATTTTATCTATCAAGTTGACCTGGCGAGCAGCCGATATTAATATTAGTGAGGAATTGAAAACAAAACGAAAGGAGACCTGAAATGAAGATGATGCTGCTCACGAAGAAGAATATCAAGGACCTGCCCGCGATCGGAAGCACGGACGGCCAGGGAGGCGACGCGGTCGCCGTGGTGAAGTTCTTCGACCCGACCGGGTCCTGGACCTGGTACGCGACCGAGTACGACGCGGCGACCGGTGAGTTCTTCGGCCTGGTCGACGGCCATGAGAAGGAGCTCGGCTACTTCCAGCTGGAGGAGCTCGCCAGCTTCCGCGGCCGCTTCGGCCTGGGAATCGAGCGGGATCGTTACTTCACGCCGAAGCCCCTCCGCGAGATCGCTCCGGAGAAGTATGATAGCTAAAACCCCTTTTATATACCTGGGGCCCTTCGGGGCCCTCGAAAGGAGATCATGATGAAAGCGACACTGAAGAAAGCAGACCTGAAGGACGCCCTGATCAATATGAACAAGGCGATCAATACCGGGGCGACGAAGCCCGTGCTGAACCTGGTGAAGATCTCCTCCGGCCTGACCGGTCTTTACCTGACCGCGACGGACCTGGAGATCTATATCCGGCAGAAGCTCGGCCGGCTCGACTTCGACGGCGTGATCGAGTGCCTGGTCGACGGGAAGCAGTTCGCTCAGGCCGTGAAGAGCGCGCCAGGGAAGGAGATCGACCTGGAGCTGAACGGGAAGGTCCTGAAGATCGCCGGCGCGATCGAGCTCGATGCTTCCTGGGATCTCGACGAGTATCCCCTGGAGCCGAACGGCGAATGGCTGGATCCGATCTGGATCGACGGCGAAGAGTTCGCGACCCAGGTCAAGCGGACCCTGTTCGCGGCCGCGAAGGATATGTCCTGCTATGCCTATAACGGCCTGCTCTTCGAGGCGAAGGGAAAGCTGATCGCGACGGACGGACGCCGGCTCGCGATCTCGAAGTGCCCGATCTCCTCGGCTGCCTGGGAAGCGGTCCTGGTGAAGAAGGGCCTCGACCTGGCAGCGCGCGCCTACAAGAAAGACCACGAGGTCGGAGTCACGCGGGCGAATACCAGCGTCGGCCGGCCCGTGATTCGCTTCGAAGGGAAGGAGGGCGTGACGCTCTACGTCCGGCAGCTGGAAGGCGACTTCCCGAAGTACAGGGACGCCGTGCCGGAGAAGATCTCGAAGCGGGTCCTGATTCACCGCGAGACTTTCCAGCCAGCGATCGAGCAGGCCGTCGCGCTGAACAAGGAACGCGAAGTGCACGAGCTCGACCTGATCTTCGACGAAGACGGGAAGCTCCGGCTCCAGACCACGGTCGACGGCGTCGGATCCATGGACGTCGAGGTCGAGGCCCTGGGCGGGCCGAAGGACTTCCGGATCTGCCTGAACCCTGACTTCGTCCTGGACTGGCTGAAGAGCCTGGAGAAGGTCGGAGCTCTCTCCTCGGTCCATACCATGGGCCGGGTCCACGGGACCGTCGAGCTGGGCCTCCAGGCCGAGAAGGCCGGCCAGAAGCGCGGGACGAAGGCCATGACCTTCCAGGACGCGGACGACCTCGATCAGACCTATATCCTCATGCCGATCACTGAGAAGTAACGGACTCCTTTCGACGCCCTGGGGCCTCGTGGGCCCTGGGGCGATTTTTTTTTATTTTTGTTTCTCGATCTCTAAAGTCCGACCTCTATCCTGCCGATATTAATATTAGCGAGGGAGGCAACCGATTAACGAAAGGAGACCATGATGAACGAGAAGAGATTCACCGAGAAGACCGAGATCGAGACCTGCTACACGAAGCAGGCCGGCCGGAACCTGGCCTACCTGGTCGGAGTCGACACTGGCGAGGCGATCGTGATCCGAAAGACTCACGTCCGCTATGCCTTCCTGGGCGTGCACCGGTTCAAGGCGGACGCCGGCTGGACGACTTCCTTCAGCTTTCACGCGCGCCGGGACCTGGCCGAGAAGGCTCGCCTGGACTACAGCGACCCGCGTCAATATAGCATGCAGATCGTCGCGATCGAGAACCTGGCCGATCGCTGCACGTCATGCGGAAACGACGAGGCGATCGGGAAGGACGTCGACCAGTGCCTGGCCTGCCAGTCTGGAGGCGAGGACCAGCTGAAGAGTAACGTCGCATGCATCCTGGACGTGACCGGACAGCTGCCGGACGAGAGCCCAGTGAAGGAGATCCGGGCCCGACTGGCCGGCTATCTTAACGGCGAATTCGTGCCCTTCCACGTGATCCGGCTGGACCTTATGGAGCTCGGCCGGCGAGACCTGGAGCGGAGCTCGAAGGAGGTCCTCGACGAGCACGAGCGCGTCGTTCATGAGACCTGGACCGATGAGCAGTTCAAGGCCCGCGACGCCCTGGAGGCCTTCCTGGCCGGCAAGAAAGGCGACGACGTGGCCGGCAAGATCGAGACCCTCCGCGAGGCGATCCGCGACTTCAAGGCGCGCCAGGAGGCCCGCTTCCAGGCCGACGCCCTCCGGAACCGAGTGATCGAGACCGCTCGACGCTCGACTCACCTGAGAGACCCGAAGCTGATCCGGGCCCGTGAGCGCCTGGCTCTCTGGCTCGATGGTAAGCTGGTAAGTCATACCTCGGACGACGTGAACGCGGATCTCGGAGCCCTGGAGCATGCTCTGGAAGAGAACCCTGACCGGGAGACCCTCCAGCGCGAACGCGACGAGCGGATCGCTGCCGAGGCCCGCGCCCTGGGCGACCAGTGGATCGAGGAATGCGTGTACGAGCTGAACCTGAAAATCGTCCTCCGGGAGATCTCCGAAGGCGAGCGCCAGGTCCTGGCCGGGATCCTGGACAAAATACGCGAGGGCCGAGGTGCCTGATCGCTCTCTCGACGCCCTGGGGCCCTCCAGCCCTGGGGCGTTTTTTTTTTTGCAAAAATCCTGGATCGGCTAAAGTGCCCTCCCTGGATATCCGATATTAATAGAAGTGAGGGAGGAATTGAAAAACCGGCCAGCAGACGAAAGGAGACGGCCATGAATATCGACGTACTTATCGACAACCTGAACGCGATCGGCGACGAGTACCAGAACCAGGATATCCGCTGCATGGCGGACCTGCTCACGAAGAACCAGATCGAGCCTGAGACGGTTCGCAATACGGCGAAAGCCTGGGTTACCTCGACCATGGAGCCGGCCGAGAAGGTGCCCTTCGCTCACGTGCTGAGCATGATGAATTTCATGGAGACGAGGACGATCTGGAGCGCGGACGAGCTCCAGGCTGCCTTCAGCAAAGCCGTCGCTCTCTCCGGAGCGATCTTCGGCGACGAGCCGGGAACCCGGCACTGGAAGGACAAGATCGTCGCGGTCGTCGACCTGGACGAGGTCGCGGTCACCGCGGAGGCGATCGCCTTCTTCACGGCAACCGAGGCCCGGATCGTCGAGGTCTATAATCAGCCCGAGAAGCGCGCGCTGATCGCTGACGGATACCGTGCCGGACCTGCCGGCGATCACTAAGCCGGCGAGCTCGCCCTGGGGCCTCCAGCCCTGGGGCGATTTTTTTTTATTTTGCCTATCAAGTGCCCCTGGCCAGCTGCCGATATTAATAGAAGTGAGGGACAAAACAAACGAAAGGAGACAAACATGAAGTACGAAATGATCACCTTGAACGACGGCCGGAAAGTAGTCGGAGACGCGATCACCGGAGCGAAGAAGTTCACGAACAAAACCCAGGCCCAGGCCATGGTCGACAAGCTGACCGCGGCCGGTTTCAAGGCCTTCGTCAGTCACAAAGGCGGGCCCGTCTTCTATGCGGCTTTCGAGGACGACGGCCGGCGCTACATCGTCGACGAGCAGCCCGAGCTCGGCCAGGTCGATATCTGGGACGTCGAGCATATCCACTGCCCGGCATACGACGAGGAAGAAGTGCACGACGGCCTCGCGAGCGCCCAGGCGACCGCTGCCTGGTCCCTGAACGTTACGGCCGGCCGCGAAGACCAGATCGATAAGGTCGAAATCACTCAGCAGCCCGAGGGATCCTGGACGGCCCAGGACGCCAGGAACCGAGTGCTCCAGGCCCGTCAAGGCTGCCTGGCCAGCTTCAAGGTCTCGCGCGAGTACCTGCTCGCCCTCCGGGACGAGCTCCGAAGCTTCACGGCGTCGATCGAGGAAGCGGCTGCAAAGCTTTCCTGAGCCGGCGACCTGCCTGGGCCCTCAAGTCGAGGGCCTGGGCTGCCGATAATAGATACGAAAGGAGATCATCATGGAACGTGAATTCATACCTCCGCCGGCGAACGACCCGGCATATCACCTCACCGCTGCCGGCCAGGTCGGAGACTATCGACCGCTGAAAGGCCGGATCAAGACAAAGGAGCGCTATCAGGCACTGAGCCCGACCGGCCACGTGCTCGCCATAGGCGCGCGCCTCCAGGACGTCGAGGGCATGGGCCCGCGGATCCTGGTCGACTACAAGCTGAAGCGCTGGACCTGGGTCGGAAGATATCCGCTCACCAGGTACAACTGGAGAGCCGGCCTCGCCGGCCTGGGCGATCTACTGAGAAAAGGAGCTCTATAATGCTAAAGCACATTATCACGACGGACTGCCCGCGGTCCTGCCCCTACTGTATCACGAAGAACCTGCCGGCGATCGAGCCCTGCCCAGGGAAGATCGAGGAGGCCTACGCTGCCCACCGGGAGGAGACCTCGCTCATGCTCACCGGAGGCGAGCCGACGTTCCGGCCGGACCTGCTCTTTACGGCGTTCAATGCCGGCCGGCGCTACTTCGAGGACGTAAACCTGACGACCGCGAACGGCCGCTTCCTGCACCACTGGACGGCGAAGTTCTTCGACTCGATTATCTACTCCCACCACGACCGGCCGGCCGCGGAGCTGCCCTTCGTGGGGCCCAGCGTGAGAGCCTACCTGGCGATCCTGGCGGATCAGTTCTCCCAGGACCTGGTCGGCATGGCTCACGCCTCCGGCTTCTCCGGCCTGACGATCAACGAAGAGCAGCGCGCCGGCGAGCGCTTCGAGGCCGAGGTCCTGGCACCGTGCGAGGGCTTCACGATCAAGATAAACCGGCGAGGCCACTGCCTGGACCAGAAAATTCTGCTCCCCGATCTGACTCTGGTGGAGGACTTCCGGGACTTCATGTAAAGCCCTGAGCGCGTTTTGTTGCAAAGAATTGTACTACAACCTTAGTACAATACCCTAACAAAACCCACGGAAATCGCGCGTTAAGTTCTTGCATTAATGCGCGATTTCGCTATTTTCGAGCGTGCACGAAAACGGGTAGTAAAGCCCCTTTTTCACCCCTGGGCTCCACTTCAAGTAAAGCCCGCCTAAATAGTGGAGCCCGCCTAACCCACCAGCAGCCCAGGGGATAAGGTCCGCCGGCTTCAGGTACTCCAGACTTTACATAGTCAAAACGCTGGAGTTTTTCAGCGCAAAACGTGGTACTCGATACCCCCCTTTTTTTACTCTATAAGATTAAGTAAGTAAGTATATATATGTTAGGGTGCAACGTTTTGTCAGAATTCTCCAGCAACTTGAGACCG